AATTCTTTGCGTGCCCGCGGTATTAGTTGCTGTTGGTGTATAGGTATTAATATCTTCCTGGTCCGACCATCTGATGTACATGTCATCCTGTGTCGATGTCGTGCCAATCGTAGTTTCCGTACCAAAGAACACTAAGTGCCGATCGGGTGTAGAAACTAAAGAAAGTCTTGTTGCCGTAGGTGCGCTTGTTACAGCGGTTGCCCGTGTTGAGGTTGCTCCTGTTGCATCGGAATCCCATTCAAAGGTTGCACTATCGGTAATCGTTGCAATAAGCTTGTTGCCATAATTGTCCAAATGCCATAAACCTGGCGCTGTAATTACGTCACCGGTTTGCGATGCACCCCATTTAGTGTAATCCGTTGCATCTTTTACCGTTGCTCCATCCGAGTGGGAAGCAGCTGTACTATTATCGGCTCCTCGAGTTGCACTGGATATAATATCTGTATCTGTAGCATTAGCGGAATAGGAAATACGTTCACTGTCAATTAATAAAACTCCTGTAGAAGGAAAAGCATCCGAACTGTCAAGTGTCAAACTAGTAGCAGATGAATTAATAGCACCATCTAGTGTATCTTGTACTTCTCCTGAAACTGTACCACCCCATTGACCAAGCCCCCAGCCGGCTGCTGATGCTTCGAGTGCCGGACCAACAGAATAATAGTGCTTGACTCTTATGCCTCCGGATGTGTCAGCTCCTGATCCAGCTTCGTTTGAAGGCATTTCGACGGTGATGGTTGTACCAGATGGGACGGTCGCGACCTGAAAATTCTTATCATCAAAATCGCTAGAACCAAAATCAGAATCGGTAATAGCAGTAAAATTATCCAAAAGAATAATATCACCTTTAGTAATACTGTGAGCGCTTGCAAACGTGATCGTAACTGTAGCGTCGCCATTGGTTGAAGAAAAAGCATTGGTTAAAGTTGTCGTGCTTTTAAGAGGCGTTATATCATAAAAAGCGCCTCCAGAGTAAACGTATAAAAATCGGTTCGTTCCTAAAGCGGCATACTTGATACCGCTGGCGTTAATGAAATGGTGTAAAGCCGTGTTTCTTCCTGTAAGTACATCATCTCCAAGCTGTGACCAGCCTCCCATTTTTTCAGGGGTACCATAACGAAAACGAACGTAGTCACCACCCTGCCACTGGTTTTCTCCGCCAGTAGGTGTGACTTGCTTGTTGAATCCTGGTAAAAATTTGACTTTTTGTAGCATAAGAATCTTTTATACTCCATTTCTATTTTATCGTCTACCTTGCATTACCAACATATTTAGCAAGATCAAGCGTTTTAACGGATCCCACGGTTCCTTTAATACCATAGTTAAAAGCAATACTATATCTTGGTTCTTCGGCTTTATTAACACTTACCCAATGTTGTAAATAAGAAGGAAAAATAAGCAATAAATTTTTTTCTGGTTTTACACTCCATTGTCTAGAATTATGAATATTTCCCTCGCTATAAGGAATTTTTACAACGGGACTTAATAAACTATTGTGCTCACGCCGATCTGTAAAAATAATATTCCCTGAATTGGGAGGGACTTGAACATACATAACACCGCTAAGAAAAGTATTTGAATGAAAATGAAGTCGTGCATAATCTTTAGGATCATGTTTAATAATCCATGAGTTTTCCAAACAAAACTTAATTTTAGGATCTACTTTTAAAATTGTTTGAGTATAAAATGTTATATGCTTATCAAGTTGTTTTTTTAAAAGATTTAAAGATTTTTTATCCAAGATGTATTTATTTGTAGACATTTTACCATTCGCACCTTCTTTATTTTCATATTCAGAATTTATTATAAATTTAGTTTCTTTATCAGCAATATTAACCTTAGTCAGAAATAAAGGTGTATGAAATAAAGGCAGAAGTTCGTATTTTGTAATCATTAAACATCTAGGTTATAACCAATAGGAAGCCCTAACATAGGTCTTTTATCAAATTTACATGATTTAGCAAAAGGTCCATTTGCCGTAATATAATGTAAGGAGACTTGGGCACACATGTTACCTTTAAAAGGTTCTCTCCAATGCTCCATATAAGACCCAGCATAAATCATCATATCACCAACACCAAGAGAAATAGATTTTCCTTTAGGGGGTTTCTTTTTCATTTCCACCGTATGCGGATTAATTACTTTTGCAACTCCAGATTTGCCACTAGGTTCTATAAAAATAGTCCATGGATCCCCTCCTAAATTAAGTGTACAAGAGACTTCGCATGATTTACGATCTTTGTGTCTAACTAGTTCATCTCCTTTTTTATAAACTCTAGCCCACGTGAAACAAGGAATCAATGTAAGATTAGTGTACTTCTGTACAATCGGCAACAGTTTCACTAACAAGGTATCCATAAAAAAATCTCCATAAACACTATATGTGTTGGGCATTTGTCGATTAGTAAAATTTCCCAACAACCAAGTTTCTTTGGGAAACCAGTAAGGTTGACGATTTTTAAGCATCCAAGAGACAGCTTCTCGTTTCATTAAAAAGTAATTTAAACCAAAATTAGCCAACTCATGGGAAAGTGCTTTTGGAACTATGTAATATTTTTTGAACATAGTTTAAACTACTAGCTGATGCTGAATAAAATTAAATGATATAGATATTCTCCAACTTTTTTCACCTTTTTCTTTACTTTCATTTATTGTAACACCATGGTTTAACCAAGCTGGAAATACAACAACCCTACCTGTTACAGGTTCATATTTTTGTTGTTTCCATAATCGAGGAGGAATTTTCTTCATTGGGAGTTGTCTTGGCAATAACATATTGGCTTGGTATCTTGGATCTTGAATATCCAACACACCACAGTTTTTAGAAGTTTGCACATAATAAACTCCAGACCAGTCAGCATTAGGATGTGTATGATCCCTGTTAAAACAATCAGGATAATTAATGTTCGTCCACATATTTCCTAAATACATGGAAGAAGTATATCCTTCCTCACGACATATAGTGTCCTGCATGTTCATTAATTCCTGAATCAAGGGTTCATACTCCGATTTACTGTGCATATCCGTTGTACTATGCCAACCCCCTCGATTTGTTTTCTTTAAACCTTTATCCTCTTTATTCCATTTTTTAATATGTTTAATGAGAGACTTATTTAATTCTTGAGCATTAGGTAGATCATGTGAATAAACAGGAGTAGGAAACCATAAATCAAGTTTCATTTTGATTCTTCGCCAAAAATCTGTAAACTTCTTCGTAAAGGTGCGTCAGGAGTAGTCATTGTAACAGTATGCATAGTTTTTTCAACATTAATCACACATCGATTATAGACAGGTGAAACTCCTTTAATATCTTCTTTATCTTTATATAAAAAAATTCCTCCATGCTCAATATCCCATTCTTTATTTAGATAAACTGAAGCTCCAAAATTATAAGGATCATCATGCCAGCCAATATAACTATTTGGAGGCCATACATAAAACATTAGAGTGTTTATCTTAAACTTTTTTCTTTTATATTTAATTTTATTAAATCGATCTTGAATCGGAAGAACAAATTGTTCGGGAAGATATAAAGAAATTATAGGAGCAGTAAAGCGTTTAACAGCATTTGACCATCGATGACTTGTATTCCAATTAGGTTTATTAATTTGCTTAAAAGTATATTCATCAATTTTATGAATTAGACTAGATTCTAAAAAATTATCATAGGTTAAAATAGAATTTTTCATTTAAAAGATGTGCCACCAAACCACATAACTAAAGATTTACGATTGCCTTTTGTTATGGGCATAACGCGATGAAATATAAAACTAGCAAAGAAAATAGCATGACCTCTTTTTAAATCAGTATCTTTTTGAAGGTGCATTAGTTTGAGATCCCCACCTTTGAAATCTTTAGGATCACTGAGTAATAGTGTCATGGATATTTTTCTAATAGGGGGCATGGCAAACATATTTAAATCAATATCTACATGCCAGTCATAGAATCCCCCTTTAGGATATTCAGTATACTGGGCTGCTTCATTAATCTGCATTCCATCAAAACCAAAATGATTATTGTTAGTACTCAGCATCCAGCGTTCAATGACAGAATACATTGGGCGAGCAGCTTTAAAAGGTATCCAGCTAATTTTTGCAATTCGTTTCTTTTTATCTACCTCTGGTCTCTTTTTATCTCCAGGTCCGCCTATGCCTACACTCGCATCTTTATTAGGTTCATTCTGTCCTATTCTAATAACTTCGTCACATTGTTGTGGAGTTAAAATTGGAGATGTAGTTGTAACAATATAAGATTTCCAGCGAGGCTCACGTAAAAATGTCATGCTCTTGCTGATGCAATTGAATTATAAGAGACATCGACATTCATAGCTAGTGTTCTTCTTCTAACTTTACCTCGAAATGGATATACTAAATGTCTAACATCATAAGGAAATAAAAAGAAATCCCCTGGTTGAATATTTTGAGGTATATATGCTATTTTACAAAACTGTCCCGCACAATTTGACATAAAATTGAGTCGACCATTTAAAGGAAAATCGGATGTTGTCCATTCTTTTCCATAACTTTTAGGTATTTTTAAAAACATAACAGATGAAAGACCTGTATAAAGATCACCTAAATGAACATGAGCTGGATTATATTCTCCCGCTTTCATATCATTAACCCAGACAGAATTAATGCGGCTGGTATATTCTTTAATACGATTCCATTCTAAATAATGTTTTATTGTCTGTTTAAAAAAATCCAATATATTATTAGAAAGAAAATTATGATTGTGGTCTTTTGCACCGTCTTTCTGGGAAGCACTGAATAAAGAATATTCATTATAAATTTTTCCCAATAAATCATCCCGCATGTGAAACATTGTTTTTTTAGCTTTACGTGTTTCATAAATCGAATTAACTTCGTCAACAATATCTTTAGAAGCTTTATAACGTAAAACAGATTGACCTAAAAATATAAAACTAAATTTAAGCGGCATATATATTAAAAGCAAAAGGAGAATTTTTAAAAATAAGTAATCCCATATTCACCTTTAATTTTTACTTGGGAGTAATAGCTGGCTTGTGTTTATGTTCAAGTTGTTCCTTTTCTTTCTCTAATCGTTCAATCGTTTGTGATTGACCTAAAACATTAAAGACTTCGGGTTGGCTTGATCCTGGAGATAAAGTTTTCTTTTTATTTTCAAATGCTAATTTATAAGAATGAAGCTGATGAGTATTAACATTATGCGTATCGAAATTTGGATCTTCAGCAACAAGTTCCTTTTTAAGTCTTGACCAGTGTTCCACTTCTCGCATGCGGTGTTTAGCTACCAGTTCCATACTTGCCTTACCATAGATTTTTTCATCGAGTTCTATTTCGAGTAACTCTCGTTTAAGATCATCTTTTTCTTCTGGAATCTTTTTTTGAAGCTGTTTAATCCCTATATCATTTTTACGGGCTTCAAAAGAAAGTGTCATAAGATTTTCAAAATGGACAGTTTGTTCACGAACTGATTGCCAATACTTTGAAGCACTAGTCACATGTTTAGCATCATTTAAAACTGAAAACCTCATTTCAGTTTCAGTTCTAAACATTTGTCTTTTAATCCAACTATCTTTTAATTCAGGAATTAATTTTTTAAATTCCTCAACATCTTTTGTGTCTAAAATTTTATTTAAATAACTAGCCTGTTCTATGGCAACAGTTTGAATATCTCTTTTCTCTTTCATAAATTATAGTATACTTTTCTTTACATTAAAATCAAGGAAGCGTAATATCTGTAGGTTTAACACCAAGCCTAAGTATTTTTTCTTCTGATGATTCGCCTCCAACATTATTATTGTCCCATGCTGTTTTACTAGCATCAACTACAGCACTAACAAGAGTTTGTGCTTCAGCACGTGTTTTTCTCTCACCATTAACTTTAGCTACCCATTCATTCATCTGATCAGCGGTTACCCAAACATTACCTGGATAACCTGCAATGCTTCCTTTTTCTTTTTCCTTATGGGTAATAAAACCTCTTCCCCAACCATATGCTACGCAATATATTGACATATTTTCCTTTAACTATGTGTTACCGTATGTGTTATATCTCCCTTGTCCCATTCCCATGCGTTATCTGTATGGGAACCAGGAATACCACCACCCATTACTAATCCAGCCGTGGTTGTACCAGCACCATCAAGAGTCATCTGACCCGTAGCAACTGGAAGTGCCGTTTGATCTGAAAAAGTTGATCCATCATATTCTTCAACATAAGCAGTTATACTTGGGGCGTTTCCTCCACAACACAGAGCCGCTGTTTGCAGTCCTATACCACATTGGGTATTACGGGCTACACTCAGTTCTCCAGATTCCACCCAATCTGTTCCATCATATTCTTCGCTATTAGTAGAATTGGGTATGCCACCCATCATAAGACCAGCGGTTTGAGTTCCAGCTGATGCTCTCCCAGCGAGAGAAGAATTAGCATCTTCTACTTCAGTCCAAGAAGAACCATTATATTCTTCAGTTTTTCCAGTATAAGGAGTTCCGCCACTTATACAACCAGCAGTTTGAGTTCCAAATCCATGTGCTTCATCTCTAGCAGTGTTGGCATTACCGCCACTTGACCAGCTAGTTCCATCATATTCTTCTGTACTAGCTACTACAGGACCTGTAGAATGACCTGGACCAACTACAGCTGCAGTTTGAATTCCCAGTCCACCCCTTTTATATCCTGCAGTACTAAGATTATTTCCTTCAGTCCAAGAAGAACCATCATACTCTTCAGAATTAACAACTCCTGTGGGACCAGGCGACAGGGCATATCCTCCAGCTAGTAAAGCTGCTGTTTGAATTCCACATCCAGCACCATATTCTCTTGCCAAATTCAAATCTCCTCCAGCTGACCAAGCACCAGAACTAGAGCTTCTAACTTTTAGAATATTAGTTGTCGAATTATACCAAACCTCTCCTGTATAAGGATTGGAAGGATCTGAACTAACTGCTTTAACTAGTCCCCCTTTTATTGTTTTGTAATCTGTCATAATTTTATCCTTAATTTATATATTAATTATTTGTTAATAACCAGCCTTGTGTTGAATCTGTAAAAACTAAAGTAAAGGCTGCTCTTTCCACGGATACTGTTAAATCGTCAGTAGAACCATGAATTTTTTCTGAACCATTAGCTTCAATAGTACAATTATTCGAATCAAATGTTCCTGCATAATCTATAATGGAGACTTGATCTCCTATTGTTCCTGCAGGAAGAGTAATTGAAAATGCTGAAGATGTTGTATTAACAAAAACACCTTGTCCTGCGGCTGCTGTAAAAGCTCCTGTTTTAACGGCTTGCCAAGAAGTTCCACCATCGATGTAAGTTTTCATATCGGAAGCTGGAATTTGTTTTGTTGTAGTTCCGTCTATAACGATTAAGGCATCAGCATCTGCTACTGTAATAGAAGATGTAGATTTAGCTGAACCATCAAGAAAATTAAGTTCTGCTGCTGATTTAACAGTATCTGTGGAAAGAGCAGC